CGGGTCGTCATCTATTTTTGACTTCTCAGCTTATGTGCCTGTCACGACTCTTGCCAGCGCGAACAGCCGCATTCGTGTGACGATGTATGCCCAGTCGGTTTCTGGCTCGCCCACGATGACGAGTTATTACCGTAACGGCACGATCTCGTACCTTGTCACGTCGATTAGCACTAACGTAGTTGGCCCTACTGGCCCAACTGGGGCCACAGGCCCCACGGGCGCGACTGGACCTACTGGGGTTTCTGGCCCCACGGGTCCAACAGGTATTGTCGGACCCACCGGCCCGACAGGCACTAATGGGATTGACGGTCCCACAGGGCCTACGGGTGTCGCTGGTCCCACAGGCCCCACCGGAACGGCGGGTGTCGCTGGTCCGACCGGACCAACCGGAACTGCGGGCGTTGATGGTCCCACGGGTCCAACAGGCGACATTGGTCCCACCGGACCTACGGGCGCTGCATCTACTGTCGCGGGCCCAACTGGCCCGACCGGCACAGCCGGAACGGCTGGTCCCACGGGTCCGACTGGCCCGACTGGCGTTGCGTCCTACACCCGCACATCCTTCACGGCGACCGGCGGTCAGACGACGTTCTCGGTCACGTATACCGTGGGCTACATTGAGGTCTACGTTAACGGCGTATTCCTAAATGGCTCTGACTATACGGCCACCACGGGCACGGATGTTGTCCTCGCCACGGCGTGTACGGCTGGCGATATTGTTGAGTTTGTCGCCATCTCTGTGAACACGTTCGGCGCTGGCCCGATTGGCCCGACCGGCCCCACGGGCGCGAGCGGCCCCACTGGCTTCTCTCCGCTGGTGGCTAACGACGCAATCATTCTTAACTACACGACGATCTCGTCTAACTACACGATGCCGACATCTTATAACGGCATCTCTGTCGGCCCGATCACGATTGGCAGCGGGGCGACAGTGACGATTTCTTCGGGACAACGCTGGGTGGTGATCTGATGAGTACGATTGCTGCGGGAACCACTGGCACAACCGCCCTGCAAAGCACGGGTGATACGACCGGCAATCTGGTCTTCCAAACTAATGGCACGACGACGGCGCTGACGTTGACAACGACGCAGGCCGCTAACTTTGTCGGTGTAGTGTCGGATGCGGCGGGTAAACTGCGCGCAATCCCTCAGTCTGGATCGGCTAAGACCAGCAGCTATACGCTGGCTACCGGTGACGTTGGTGAATTTATCAACGTCGGCACTGGAGGCAGCATTGTAATCCCTGACGCGACGTTCTCCACTGGAGACGTTGTGTCGGTGTTTAACAACACGTCCGGCAGCATCACAATCACTTGCACGATCACCACGGCCTACATTGGCGGCACGGACGCTGACAAGGCTACCGTCTCCCTCGCCACAAGAGGTGTCTGCACCATTCTGTTTATCTCTGGCACGGTTTGCGTGATTACGGGGAACGTCTCGTGAGCGGCATCCACCTTGCTCTTCTTGGTAGTCAATTTGGCAGCGCTGTTACGCCAAGCGTTGAATACCTTGTTGTCGCGGGTGGTGGTAGCGGTGGACAGTATGTGGGCGGCGGCGGCGGCGCTGGCGGTTTCCGCACTGGAACATCTTCGGTTACAGCCGGAACTACATATACAATTACCGTTGGAGCGGGCGGGGCGCAAAAAAATACGACCGGCCCCGGCAATAATGGTTCAAACTCTTCGGCATTTTCTATTTCCTCTACTGGCGGCGGCGGGGGCGCGAACCTTAATCAACCCGGCGGGTCAGGTGGCTCTGGTGGTGGTGGCGCAACCAATACAGGTGGAACGTTAACGAGTCCGGGTTCTGGTAACGCGGGCGGATACTCTCCGGTTGAGGGATATGCAGGCGGCACTTCGGGTGACGGCATTGCGGGCGATGCAGTAACCGGCGGCGGCGGCGGTGCTGGTGCGGTTGGTCAAAATGCCACCCCATCTCCTGTCCGAGGTGGTGATGGTGGCATTGGCCGAATTTGGCCCACTGGCTCCGCAACATACTATGGCGGTGGCGGCGGCGGGTGTGGTGGCAATTCAGGGACACCCGGCAATGGTGGCGTGGGCGGCGGCGGCGGAGGGACTACAGGCTCCGACACACCGACGGCAGGAACTGCCAATACCGGCGGCGGCGGCGGCGCGGGTAGAGGTGGAAATAACAACCCTCCGGGCGCAGCAGGGGGGTCTGGTATTGTTATATTTAGGTATGCTGACTCTTATCCGGCAGCGACTTCCACGACCGGTTCCCCAACCGTTACTGTTTCGGGCGGCTACCGGACATATACATTTACCGGGTCCGGCTCTGTGACCTTCTAGGAGTGAGAAATGCCCGTAACAATAGTTGGCAGCAACACCCCTACCGCTGGCGGGGTTGGCTATGGCGATGGCGCTAATGTTGCCTTCACAGGTGCCGGAACCTCTGGTCAGGTGCTTGTCTCCAATGGTTCTAGCGCGCCCGGCTTCTCGTCTACGATCTCCAGCGCAACACTGTCCAGCCCGACGCTGACCAATCCAACTGTCAGCGCATACACGGAAACCGTGGTGGCCCTTGGCACGGTGACAAGCTCTGCGACAATTGCGATCTCGTCTGGCACGGTCATCACGGCGACTCTGACGGCCTCCACGGCCTGCACGTTTACGATGCCAACCGCGACGGCAGGCAAGTCTTTTGTGTTGCTTCTCAAGCAAGCCGCCAGCACGGGTAATGGCACGGCGACTTTCACTGGTGTAAAATGGCCTACTGCCGGTGCGCCGACGATCACGGCTACCGCTGGTAAGATGGACATTCTGACGTTTATCTCTGATGGCACCAACTGGTATGGCACCTACGTTCAGGGGTACACGCCGTAATGTTCGCCGCCAAAAATCTCCAATTTGTTTCTACTTCGGCAGGCGCGCCTCCCAGCGTTGAATATCTTGTCGTGGCTGGCGGAGCTGGTGGCACTGCGGATGACGGCGGCGGTGGTGGCGCAGGTGGATACAGAACTGCTACGGGATTTGCTGTTACCTCTGGTTCTCCAATCACAGTAACCGTTGGCGCGGGAGGCGCGCTTGCAACTAGAGGTAGCCCGATAAGCAACACAAATGGCGGAAATTCTGCGTTTGGATCAATATCGGCTACGGGCGGTGGCGCTGGCAGAAGAGGTGGTGGCGGTCTTTCTGGAGGCTCTGGCGGCGGTGGTGGCTATTCAAACGGGCCCGGAGGTTCTGGTAACGCAGGCGGATACTCTCCAGTGGAAGGATATGCAGGCGGCGCGTGCGGAAGCTACACCAATGGTGGTGGCGGCGGCGGTGCGGGGGCGGTCGGCCAAAATGGAATTGGTTCTACGGATGCGGGCGCGGGCGGCATAGGGCGGCAATCTTCTATTTCCGGTACTGCTACTTATTACGCGGGCGGCGGCGGTGGTGGCAGCCGAGACGCGGGCGGCGCTGGAGGCACAGGCGGCGGGGGGAGTGGTCGTACAAACGCCCAAACCGGGTCGGCAGGAACCGCCAATACCGGCGGCGGCGGCGGCGGTTCTGGCGATACTAATTTCGGCGGACAAAACGACTCGTGGCCCGGAGGTTCTGGTATTGTGATTATCAGATATGCAGATACTTACGCCGCCGCGTCGTCTACCACCGGATCACCCACAATCACCGTTTCAGGCGGCTTTAGAGTGTACCGCTGGACTGGATCAGGCAGCATCACTTTCTGAGGGGCATCATGGCACACTTTGCACAACTTAATGAAGCTGGAATCGTTCAGCAGGTCATCGTGGTCAACAACAGTGAAACTGTTGATGCTAACGGGGTAGAACAAGAATCCATTGGGATTGCGTTTTGCCAGTCGCTCTTTGGCGCGGATACCCTTTGGAAACAGACTAGCTACAACGCAAATTTCCGTAAAAACTATGCGGGAATTGGCTATACTTATGATGCTGTCAGAGATGCGTTTATTCCCCCGCAGCCGTATCAGTCATGGATTTTGGATGAGGCTACGTGCCAATGGCAGGCCCCCGTCCCCTATCCGACTGATGGCGGCAGCTATTATTGGAATGAAACAACCCAGTCTTGGGTGGCTGTGAGCTAAGAGGTCCGAGATGCCTTCAACGATCAACGCCTCTAATGGAGCTTCAAGCGGCCTGATTTCCACAGGCGACGCTTCTGGCGTGCTTCAGCTTCAAACCAATAACGGCACCACGGCGCTGACGTTGGGCACGGATCAATCTGCCACGTTTGCCAATAAGGTGACTATCACCGGCACCACATCGGCGCTTGGTCTGGTTGTGACAAATATGGCGGAGGCGACAACTGTTTCTGCTACGTCGGCCACTGGCACGGTCACGTATGACGTAACGACCCAATCAATCCTGTATTATACGGTAGCCGCTGTGGCTAACTGGACGATGAATTTCCGAGCTAGTAGCACGGCCAGTTTGGATTCCGTGATGGCTATTGGGCAAACAATCACGGTTGTCTTCCTTGCCACCAACGGGGGGGCGGCTGCTTACTGGAACAGCGTCGTTCAAATTGATGGATCGTCTGTCACGCCGAAGTGGCAAGGCGGCACGGCTCCGACATCTGGCAGTATTTCCAGCATTGATGCGTACACATACACAATCATCAAGACTGGCTCTGCTACGTTTACCGTGTTGGCTTCTCAGACTAAGTTTGCGTGAGGTAGCTCCATGCCCACCGCAATCAGCTTTGCCGCAGGATCAGCTAGAGGATTTGGGTTTGCAACCCTGTCTGCGGGTGGTTTTTTAGCTCTCTCACACGGTTTGACGCCGTTTGTGAGCGTCTATGCTTTCACTGCGAGTGGATTTGGCTCAAAATATGCAAATCCTGCTACGCTGCCTGCAAGCACAGGCGTGGGCGTTGCTTACAACCACAACTCAACTGTGTTGGCTGTAGCTCATGCAACAACCCCATTTTTAAGCGTGTATCCTTGGTCAGCTGGTGGGTTTGGAGCCAAATATGCCAATCCAGCTACTCTGCCAACAGGCTTAGGCAACGGCGTTGACTTTAACTCTAATAGCTCCGCGATAGCTGTTTCACATGGTGCAACGCCATATATCACCGCTTATCCGTGGTCTTCTGCTGGTTTTGGAACAAAATACGCCAATCCGTCTACGTTGCCGACAGGAACCGGTAATGGCGTAGCTTTTAGTCCTAGCGATGCTGCACTTGCGGTTTCTCATAACGCTTCGCCGTTTATCTCCATATATGCCTTTTCCGGGAGCGGTTTTGGGTCAAAATTTGCGGACCCAGCTACTTTGCCAACAGGAACCGGAAATGGCGTTGCGTTTGCGCCGAACGGCTCTCATGTGGCAGTTGCTCATACTACGACGCCCTTTATCACGGCCTATCCTTGGTCGGGTGGCGGATTCGGAACTAAGTATGCCAATCCTTCAACTTTGCCGACAGGAACGGGTGATAGCGTTGCATTTAACCCAACTAGCACTGTTGTGGCGGTAGGACATGGAACAAACACTTTTGTCTCAGCCTATGCGTGGTCTGGCAGCGGATTCGGAACCAAGTATTCAAACCCCGCCACCCTCCCTACTGGCGAGGGTTTTGGCGTGACGTTTAACGCAGCCGGTACGGCCATTGCGGTTGCCCACGGCACTACGCCATTTGTCACCGCTTATCCTTGGTCCAACGCAACCGGCTTTGGAACTAAGTACGCCAATCCCTCCACACTTCCACCTAGCACTGGCACTAGCGTGTCATTTGGCACAGCTTAACTCTACAATCGGGAGACTGAAATGGTTGACACTGTAGCCGCGCGATCCGCGATCCTTGTAACTGCTCTTGAGGCGCGTGAGCAGGAAGTCCTGCATTATCAGATTAACATTGATAACTACACGCTGGCTCTTGAGCGTATTGCCGCCATGTCCGCGCAGGAACAGTCTGATCTTTCCGCGTTCAAAGATCAGTTGCAGAGCCTTCTGGCGTCTGAAAAGGCGGAACAGAAAAAGGCGCAGATCATGCTTGACGTTATTCGGGCGCAGGTCGGCTGAGTAGCTAGTTCTTTAAGGAGAGATCAATGACGATCCCCCGCGACCTATCCAATCTTGCTCCGGGCACAAACACGTCAGGCGTCTTGCAGCCGTCTAAAGGTGGGACTGGCCTGACATCGCCGGGTTCAAATGGAAATGTTTTGACCAGCAATGGTACGGCGTGGGTGTCGTCTGCGCCAACGACTGCTGGCATTAACGTGCAGACGTTCACTTCCTCTGGAACATGGACCAAGCCTTCTGGATATGCGGCTGGCTCGCGCGTTCTTATTCAGGCGTGGGGCGGCGGCGGCGCAGGCGGGCGCGGCAGTAGCCTTTCGGGCGGCGGCGGCGGTGGCGGTTATTCTGAAAGGTGGGTTTTGCTTTCTGCGATGGGGGCCACGGAGACAATTACTGTCGCATCGGGTGGCGCGGCTGTAACTGTTAATGCCACCAATGGAGGGTCTGGTGGCAATACAACCGTTGGCTCGTTGCTGACTGCTTATGGTGGTGGGGGCGGAAAGGGTGACAGCGGTCAGGCCGGAATAGGCGGCGGCGGCGGAAGTCCTTTTGCCGCGGGAACTGTAGGCTCTACAAGTGGCTCTCCTAATTTTGGACGCTTGGGTGGTAGCGGGTATTATAACGGTCGCGGCATAGCATCAATTATTGTTCTGACCGGCAATAACAGCGCGACTGTCAACTCATCTGTTTATGCTATGGATGCGACTAACATCTGGGGCGGAGCGGGTGGAGGCGCGCGCTATGATGACGGGTGTGTGGCCTATAGCTTTGACGCCGGGAACGCTGTCTATGGAGGCGCTGGTGGAGGGCCAAGCGACGGTACATTGACCGGCGGAACCAGTTTGCGTGGCGGCAGCGGCGGCGCTGGCAGTTCGTCTGGAGCAGGCACGGCTGGGTCTGCCCCCGCTGGAGGCGGCGGCGCGTCTCGGTCAGGGTTTAATTCCGGCGCAGGCGGGCGCGGCGAAGTAATCATCACTGTATTCCCTGCTTGATAGGTGCGATATGAGCTACAAGTGTCTTTTAGACAGCGCCACTAAGGTGGTGGTCAACGTGATCCTCTTGGAAGATGGTGCGGAATGGTCCACGCCAGCAGGTCAAGAGCTTGCGCCGCAACATGACGGCAATATTGGCGACACATGGGACGGCGTTAAATTTGTCTCTCCGCCGCCTCCTCCTGATGAGCTGGTCGTTGAGGGACAGGGATCGCAGCCGAATGTTATTGGCTAAACCTCTTCCTAAGTTGGGCGACTTGAAAGGCACCATCTACGATTTTGAAGTCGTAGGAGATGTCTTGCCAAAGCATGTCCACACAGAAGAAAATGTCCACATCACTATTGTGGCGAGGGGGCGGATCAAAGCATACTCCCACGATTGGGAGAAAGAAGCATCTGCGGGGCAGATTGTAGACTTCCGTGCTGGTGAGCCGCATGAGATCATTGCGCTGGAAGACGGAACGCGAATTATAAACATCGTCAAGAAAATGGGCGGGCACGTAGGCCAGACTGACCTGTAGGAATACACGGTCTTAGGTGGAGGTTTCTGCCCAATATGTTAGTATCCACCAAACTCCTGACCGTGACCGAGGCCACTCATGGCGATTGATTTCCCATCCTCTCCGACCATAGGTCAAACCTACGCTTATGGAGGCAGAACTTGGCTTTGGAACGGTGAGGGCTGGGAGGCCACCACTGCTGCGTATGGTCCGACTGGCCCGACTGGCGCTACCGGCCCGGCTGGTGGGCCGACAGGTCCGACTGGCGACATAGGACCGACAGGACCTACCGGAAACACGGGGCCAACGGGGTTGACCGGTCCTACCGGGCCTACAGGAGACACTGGACCAACAGGGCCAACAGGGTCTATCGGGCCTACTGGGCCTACCGGAGACATCGGCCCGACAGGACCGACAGGGGCCGTATCAACAGTTCCGGGGCCGACAGGCCCATCCGGCACCGGACCTACCGGTCCGACAGGTGATACTGGGGCCGCTGGTCCCACGGGGCCGACCGGAGATATTGGCCCCACAGGCCCGACTGGACCTACTGGACCTACGGGAGACACTGGCGCTGGCGGACCTACCGGGCCTACAGGTCTTACTGGCCCGACAGGTCCCACCGGCCCGACGACTATCCCGCAGTCCGGTTCCGACAAGACAACGGCTTACACGCTCGTTTCTGGTGATGTTGGCAAATACATTGGCGTTGGAAGCGGCGGGTCTATTGAAATTCCCAACTCCGTGTTTGCTAACGGCGATGTTATCACGCTGTACAACAACACGTCGGCTGGCATCACGATCACCTGTACAATCACTACAGCATACATTTCTGGCACGGACACGGATAAGGCCACCATCACTCTAGCTTCCAGAGGTGTGGCCTCTATTCTGTTTGTCAGCGGCACTGCTTGCGTGGTTTCGGGAAGCGTCTCCTAATGGCCGCAGTCCACCAAATCTGTCTTGCGACTCAGACGCCGCTACCGGCTCCGCCGAGCGTGCAATATCTGGTTGTGGCAGGTGGTGGTGGCGCTGGTTCTGACATGGGTGGTGGCGGCGGTGCGGGTGGCTATCGCACAGCCAGCGGCTATTCCGTCACCGGAGGTTCAACGTATACCGTAACCGTTGGCGCGGGTGGCGCACGCGGCGGCTCTACTGGCAAAGGCTCAAACGGGTCTAACTCCGTCTTTGACACCATCACATCTACCGGTGGTGGCGCTGCCACTGGCGGCTTGGATGCTTTTGATGGCTTCGCGTCTAATTCTGGCGGTTCTGGCGGTGGTGGTGGTTCTGATTCTAGCGGTAATCCCGGCGGCGCAACGCCGGGGTCCGGCACTAGCGGTCAGGGCAACTCTGGCGGTTCTGGGTCGGCCTATAATGGGTCGTACAAGGCTGGCGGCGGCGGTGGTGGCGCAGGCGCAGGTGGTCAAGATGGTTACATTGATTCGGCTCCGCGTTATGCGGGCGCGGGCGGCGCGGGTCTACAAGCCTTTGACGGAAGCTACTATGCTGGCGGCGGTGGCGGCGGTAGCGTGAACGCTCCTAACGGCGGAGCGGGTGGCATCGGCGGCGGCGGCACAGGTAGTGATGTCACTCAAGGAACCGCTGGAACAGCAAATACCGGCGGTGGTGGCGGTGGCGGCACTAATAACGAGTTTGGCGGAAATGGTGGTTCTGGTGTTGTTATTCTCCGCTATTCTAGCGCGTATCGTGCAGCCACATCTACAACTGGCTCGCCCACTGTGACTGTTTCTGGTGGATTCAGAACGTATAAGTGGACATCTTCGGGTAGCATTACATTCTAACAGGCATTGATAGGGGGTCATATGCCGTTTAGCTCTCAGTCTGGCAAAGCCAGCATCAAATGGGTTATGTCCAAAATTCCGCAGCCTGAAACTGCGTTGGACATTGGCGTTGGCGAGGGTACTTACGCCAAGCTGTTCCCAAAATTCAAATGGACAGGCGTTGAAATTTGGGAGCCATACGTTGAGAAGTATGGCCTTAACAAGCTGTATCCTGATCTACACATTGCAGATGCCCGTGAGTGGGATACAGATCAGCGCTTTGACGTATGCTTCCTTGGCGATGTCCTTGAGCATATGGAAAAGGACGAGGCACAGGCTCTTGTCCGCCGCGCCAAGCGTTGGGCTGCGACTGTCATCATCAGCATCCCTATCGGCAAGTATCCGCAGGGCGAGTTTGAAGGCAACCCTCACGAGGCCCACGTCACTGACAACTGGTCTGACGCAGATGTTAAGATGTGCTTTGGCAAGCCAACGTGGTCTTATATTGACGGCGAGATCGGTGTGTATGTTTACTCACCGTTTGAGATTAAATTAACGTACTGCGTCTACGCCATCAGCAAGAATGAGGAACAATTTGTTCGCCGGTTCTGCGAGTCTGCCAAGGAGGCTGATCTTATCCTCATTGCTGACACTGGAAGCACTGATAAAACGGCTGATCTATCTCGTGAATGCGGCGCAAAGGTCCACGATATTTACGTCAACCCTTGGCGCTTTGACATCGCTCGGAATGCTGCTCTTGCTCTTATTCCCCGGTCTATTGATATTTGCATTTCGCTGGATTTGGACGAGGTTTTAGAGCCGGGTTGGAAAGAAAAGATTGAGCGTGTCTGGGTGCCCGGTAAGACCACAAATCTGTGGTACTACTTTGACTGGGGCCACAACATCCGGTTTCCTTACCGAAAAATCCATAGCCGCCATGGCTATCATTGGCACCATCCCTGCCATGAAGATTTGCGGATTGATGGTCGCGTGGAGCATGTCACGGCATGGTGCCCGCACCTTCTTGTGTCCCATCACCCGGACCCGACCAAGAGTCGTGGTCAGTACATGGAAATGTTGGAAGTGGCTGTCAAAGAGGACGCCACCGATCCGCATCATTATTTCTATTACGCCCGCGAGTTGACGTTCTATCGCCGCTGGGACGAGGCCAAGAAGGCGCTGACAACCTATCTGGGCATGAACGCCGCCAGCAATCAGAATGAGCGGTGCTATGCCATGCGACTCATGGGCAAGTCCTACGCTGAGACTGGCGACATAGTGCAGGCTGAGAAGTGGTACTACATGGCTGCTGGCGAGGCCCCAAACACCCGTGAGCCGTGGTGTGAACTGGCTATGCTTATGTACCGCCAGAGCCGCTGGGAGGAGTGTTTTGCGGCTTCTATGCGTGCGCTGAAGATCAAGGACAAACAACTTGTCTATACCTGCGATCCGGCGGTCTGGGGCTACTGGGCGCACGATCTTGCCAGCATCTCAGCTTGGCGGCTTGGGTTAACGGAAATTGCTCTTGAGCAGGCAAAAATTGCGGCTGAGATGGAGCCGGGTGACTTACGCTTGAGGCAGAATTTAGAGTATATTCTCAACGCAATTCAGGCGCAGGGGGAGAAAGCGGCATGATGGAATGGACCCCCAGTCCCTCATAAACTTAGCTGTAGGAATAATCCTTACTGGTCTTGGCTGGTTTGGGCGGCAACTTTGGGATGCCGTCAAAGACCTGCGTAAAGACCTGCATAAGATCGAGTCGGAACTCCCGCGCGTTTACGTCGCCAAGGAGGAGTTCCGGCATGACATCCAAGAAATTAAACAAATCTGCAATGAGATATTCCGCAAAATAGACGATTTGCGCGACAGAAAGGCCGACAAATGAGCCTCGACGTTGACCGAATCACTAAGTCGGTTGGCGCTGTCACGGCTGTCTTTGCCATGGTTGGCGGGGGATATACCGCCTCAGATAAGCTCGGCTTGTTCAGAAAGCCGATCCTTGAGTGGTCGGCGGAGCATTTCAGCATCACGGATGGCCCTGCCAATGGCGAGTTTGCCGTGGTGGCAGCGCGCCGGAAAATCAGGGACGATTGCTCGGTTGAGCAGTTTTATCTGGAGGTTCGCGACTCCCGATACATTGTCCACAAAGCTAACCCATCCATAGCCAAGTTTTCTGGTCCAGCTAATGATAAGGTGGATAAGTTTGGCTACACTATAACCATTGAGGACTCAAATAGAGTAGCCCCCGGAAGAGCCACTTTGTTGGCCCATATTAGGTACAAATGCCCAGAGGGTGAGATTCTGCTTAATTACCCGGATCACGCCAATCTGACTTTCAACATCACCAAATAGGAGCTGTGCCATGCGTATGTCTGAAGATGGATTGGCGCTGGTCAAGGAATTTGAGGGCCTGCGTCTGAAGGCATACAAGTGCCCGGCGGCTGTCTGGACTATTGGCTACGGCCACACCTCTGCGGCTGGCGCGCCGACCGTCAATCCCGGCATGGAAATCACCAAGGAGGAAGCCGAGACTATCCTTAAGCGCGATATGGTGCAGTACGAGGCTGGCGTCGAGAAGCTCGTTAAAGTTGAGCTTACGCAGGGCCAATTTGATGCACTGGTTGACTTTGCCTACAACGCCGGTGTGGGTGCGCTTGCGAAATCTACGCTGCTGAAGAAGGTTAACGCAGAAAAGTTTGATGAAGTTCCCGCTGAGTTTATGAAATGGACCCGTGGCGGTGGCAAAGAGCTTCCGGGCTTGGTTCGCCGCCGTCGCGCAGAAGTAAAACTCTGGCGCGGTTTGGACACCGAGAGACCGATCCCGGTTGAAGAAGCTCGTATGGAACCGGATGCCCCGGCACCCAAGAAAAGCATCGTGCAGTCCAAAGAGGCTAACGGGGCTGTGATTGCGGGCGGCGCAGGCGCGATTGCTGTGGTTCAGGAAGTCATGCCTATCGTGAAAGAGGGCGGCGACATCCTGTCTGCTATGAGTACGACAGCTATCGTATGCCTTGTAATTGTTGTGGCTGCGGGCGCTATTTGGTATTTCCGCAAGCAGAGGCTTGACGAGGAGGGGGCATGATCGGGTTTCTGTTCTCGCCCATCGGGCGTTTTGTGTCAGCGGTTGGCGGGGTTCTCCTCGCCATCGCCGCTGTTTATGGCAAGGGTCGCCGGGATGCCCGGCAAAAGCTGGAGGCTGAAGCTAATGCCGACGCTCTCAACCGTACTCAAGCCGCAGTGCGCGCTGGCGATAGCGCTGCTACTGATTCTGCCCGGCTGCGCGACAACGACGGCCACCGTCGCGACTAATGCGTCTGTCTGCGCTGTTTGGAAGCCAGTAAGCTGGTCCAAGAAAGATACGGACCAGACTATTACAGAAATAAAGGTCAACAACGCCCGCCGGGAGGCGTGGTGCCACGACGCCAAATAAGTGGTAGAATAAGGCGTTAGCGGGGTTCCTATGACTACAGGTCTTTCCTACAGCGGTTCGGTAGCTGGCACGAATAGCTACAAAGCTCAAATCGCGACCTTGGCCGTTGTCGAGGAAAACGATCCCGCGTTTGTCACGATCCTTCCGCAGATGAT